GGAAAGAATGCGGCTGAGTATGCCCAGGAGCGTGGAGAACGCACTGGCAACAAGAAGCTGCTGGCATTTGCTACGGGTAAAAATGTTGCTGAGTCATTTACAGCAGCCAAAGGGGCAGCGAGGTCGTTAAAGGCTGGGAATATACGTGGTTTCACCGCCAATCTCGCTGAAGCAGCCAATACCGGGCTGGAGTCATTCACTTTCAACCGTCAGCGTCAAGGCAAGCGAATCACAGGCTTTGAAGAAGCAAACCGCAACTTTGGTGATCTACTGCAGGCAGGTAAGTGGGTTTCCGCCTCAAATAGTGCCGCAAATGACTTCAGAAAAAGTAGACGTAGCGCACGGACACGCGGAAAGAGATTGTTAAACGCTTCAACCTGGGGCGATCCATTGGATTTACGGCCAAAAACTCGCCGACGACGTGATTCAGTCTGGGCAGAAGGCTTCGAGATGGATGGAGGACCAAACCTCAGCGTTGGCCGTGGCGAAAAGTTACCCGTTAGCGAGGGTGGTGGCTTGACGGCTAAAGGCCGTGCGAAATACAACGCCAAGACAGGCAGCAATCTGAAGGCACCAGTTACCGGCAAAGTTAAGCCTGGTTCAAAAGATGCAAAACGCCGCAAGAGCTTCTGCGCGAGATCGAAAAGCTGGAAAGGCGAGCGAGGTATGGCAGCACGTCGTCGTTGGAAGTGCTGAACTAAAGCCCCTGGACGATGCGTGTTAATTCAATGTTGTACAACTCACTCAACAGAATCAACTTGTTAAGTGAAAGCTCCACCTCTCCACTTTCTAACCTTGAATAAGCCGCTTGACTTATAGACAACCACAGAGCCACACGCTTTTGGGTGAATCCACTGTCTTCTCTAAGCAATCTCAAGCGCCTACAGATGCTCAGAGTTCTATGTACAGCCATTTTCTATACGCTTATCGTTTACATACTACTTAATTACAAATAAGCAGTTAAATTAACGTCATGAGATCATCTGCTCTGCGATTTGATTTCGCCCCAATTACTGGGACCGAAGTCAGTGATGAGGGTTACCTCAAAGTTTGGTGTCGGGCCGCAAGGACTGGTACACAAATTTATCGTCGTGCAGATGGGACTCAAGTTCGAGAGTTCAGGCCAGAAGAGGAAGTCAGTAACCCTGAATGCCTCGGTTCCTTTGGAATGAAACCTGCAACTTTCGGTCACCCTCCAGTTCTTCTGGATTCAGCAAATACGAAGCAGTATCAAATTGGCTATTCCGGTAGTCAAGTTAGATATAGCGACGGGTTTGTTGAAGTTGCACTCGTCATTACTGACGCAGAGGCAATTAAGAAGATCCAGCGAAAGGATGCAACGGAGGTCTCAGCTGGCTACCGAGTGGAATTCGATCCCACACCGGGAGTCACTCCTGATGGCGAAAGCTATGAGGGAGTACAGCGGAACATCCGAACCAACCACATAGCTGTTGTAGCCCGAGGTCGTGCAGGCCCCGAGGTGAAATTGCTTATGGATCGAATGGATGCAGCTGATGCTGTGGCCTTTGAACCGGAGGAAGCCCCTTCACTTAGTACCCCCCAATCCGTCATGGCATCTGTCCATTTAGACGGTCTGGAACTTGATCTTCCCGCAGATGCAGCTACAGCGGTTCAATCCCATGTACGGGATTTGAATCGTCAGCTGAAGGATGCGGCATCTGAGAAAGAGGCACTCAGCACCAAGCTGGATTCTCTGACTCAGGAGATTGAGTCCCTGGCCTACGACAAAGAAACTGCAGTCGGTCGCGCCGACGCACTGGAAGAGCAGGTCGAAGAACTTTCTAACGGAGGCGGATCACGCCTTGACCAAAGCGAGATTGATGATCTCGTTGCGGCCCGTATGGATGTTCTTTCCACTGTCGCTCCAGCATTTGAAGACGATTACGACTTCCGTGGTCGTTCTGACTCTGATATTTACAGCGATGCTTTCGAGCGTCTAACTGGATCTGCTCCAAAAGAAAATGCATCCCCCGAGTACGTAAAAGGCTTGGTCGAAGGTGTTTTGGCTGCCCGAGAAGATTCCGAGGAATCGGAAGAACTTGAAGCTGAAGAATCTGAGGATTCGTCTGATGAGCAGGTTCATGTAGACGCAGCTGATGCAAATCGTGAAGACAGTTCTGCTGGTCTACGCGAAGCACTGGCCGGAGCTGGCCAAAAGGAGCCTTCCGCTCTTGATGGTTACCGCTCTCGTATGACGGCTGCCTGGAAACAACCCCTGACCGCCACCAAGTAAACCCATGGCCGTTACTTACACAGCAAGCACCGTTACCAACCCTGTCGGTGCGCAAGGTTCCTATCCATTGGACCTAACAAAGGGTCATGAGGGCATGCTTGCAGATTTGCAAGCCTATGTTTCTCGTAGCTACAACAATCAGTCAGGTGCAGCGCTTCCATTTGGACGCATGCTTGCAATTGACAACACTCCGACCAGCAACTCCGAATATGCGGTGGATCTAGCCGGAGGAGCTACCAACATTGTTGGTATTTCCACTGACTCATTCACATTCGAGGGTGTGTCTGGGGGTAATGGTGCTTACGTGCCTAATCCAACCAATCTTCGTACTGACGCCAATGGCGATAAGTACGCAGGTTATCCAGACAAGCAAGTACTCAATGTCATGTCGAAAGGCGTGATTTGGGTTTACTCCGCTACTGCAATTGCCCTCGGTGACGATGTCCGATTCTTCCTTTCGGATGAGTCAGGCAGCACTGCAGGACAAGACAAAGGCCGTTTTACCAAAACCGCTGCAGCGACCAAGACAATCCAAATCGCTACTGGCGCTCGTTGGTTGTCTGAATCTGCTGGAGCAGGTCTGGCATTGCTGGAGCTGGACATCCCATCCGCCACCTTCACCGCTGACACTTGATCATGACCTCTGAAATCCGCAACGACGAGGTCGGTATTTTTCTATCTCGCGAGCTGGAGACAATTCTCCAACGCAGCTTCGAGGTTGAGTATGCCGACATTAAGTACAGCTCACTGATTCCCATCTCCACCGAGGTTGGAACCGGAGCTGACTCTTACACCTACAGAGTCTTCGATAAGCAAGGCTCGATGAAGGTGATCCAAGACAAAGCAAAAGATCTGCCTCGTGCAGACGTGCTTCGCAAGGAAGTCACCAATCCTGTTCGTTCCCTTGGAGCGAGCTTCGCGTATACCGTTCAAGAGACCCGCGCCGCCGCCATGGTGCCGGGAATGAGCCTTGAGCAGCGTCGTGCAAATGCTGTACGTCGTGCATACGAGGAAAAAGTGCAGGAGATCGCCTATTTCGGTGATGCACCCTCCGGCATGAAGGGCTTCTTCAACTCAGATCAGGTCGACAAGATCGTTCCTGACAAGTGGTTTACCGATGCCGGTACAACTACAGATGAGATGTTGTCACTTCTGAATGAACCCGCCACTCGTTTGGTGAATGGTTCAAACATGAAGGAACAGCCCAACACAATGTTGGTTCCTTACGAGGTTTATCGCATCATTTCCACTACTCGTGCATCAGATGCGAGTGACACAACAGTGATGGAGTTCTTCCTCCGCACTAATCCATTTATTACTGCAATCGAGCCAATTAACGAGCTTGAGGCCAGTAAGAGTGGTGGTGCATTGAGTAAGGACCGGATCGTGACTTACGACCGCAGCCCTGACAAGTTGCAGTTGCACATTCCGCAGCCACTGGAATTCCTTCCTCCAGTACGTGAGTCATTGGAATTCACAGTTGCCGCACACGCTCGTATTGGCGGAACATCCGTCTATTACCCCAAGAGTGTGATTGTGATGGAAGAAGACTAACTTTTAGTTTTCTCTATCTCAATCAGAATAAGATGAAGCCTGTTCCAAACATTCCATGATTCTCATCTATCGCCCCGAACTTAGCAATCCACCCATGGCCACTGAGTCAAGCCTTGGGTTTTCGCTCCTTCCTCAGGGAAGCGGTCGAAAAGTTGAATTTGTTCAGATTAATTCTGGTGTAACTCGCGATTTTAGTGAGAGGAACTGGGACCAAATCAAGGGACGCACAGTCGTAAAACGATTGATGGGTCTAGGTGCCCTCGTCATTCAAGAGGAGGAAGCAGCACCTGTGATTTCTGCTGTAGATCAGGAGCACATCCGCGATGTGAGTCTGACTCAAGCCCTGGGCCTAATCGAAGCATCTTTTGATGTGGAGCAATTAGGCATATGGGAAGCGAAAGATCAACGAATCAAGGTAAAGAATGCGATTGCAAAGCGCATTACATCGATCACAGAGGGTAATGGTTGATGGCTGACCCGACACTCGCAGAATTTCAAGCTCGTTTCCCCGAGTTTGATGAGCAGTCCACCTCTGTAGTGGGCGATGCGTTGTCTGAAGCCATTCTCTTTTGCCCTACAACTGGATGGTCTGCGACGAATTCAACATTGATTCGTAACGTAGCTATCCAGTATTTGACAGCCCATACGTTGTCAATGCGAACGATGCAAATTGGACTCCAGGTTGGCAGTGTCAGTGGTTCACCAACAGGTGAAGGACTAGATGCAACGCTTTATGGCCAGGAGTACAAGCGTTTACTAGAAAGTCAACCTTATTGTGGGTTTAGTTTCTAATGAGTATTCCAGACACCACGATTGCTCAATACGCTCCTCACGGTAATGCTCAACTGACATTTACCTTGAATTCAACGGCGTATACGACTGATCCGAGTACTGGAAACACGGTTACTGAACTATCTCAAACTGAAACGGTTGATTATTTAGCAGCAATACAGCTGCAACGACCGAATTGGAAGGGCGAGAGTGGTGTGGACAACACTACTTATGCCTGTGAAGGCCGTCTTTTAACACCGGCAAAGCTCGATCCCCGTATTACGAATGGCACTCAGGCCGACGCAATTATCAATGGGTATCAAGGTCGATTTGAGCTGGTATTTGATTTGACAATGGACCGGAATCACTATTCCGCCTTGCGTCAATTGATTCAAGGAACATTCCGAGTAATTGGAGGTCCATGATGGCAAATACCAACAAAAAAATCGATACCGGTGTAGTGGTCAATGAAGCTGTAGCAAAGGCAATGCAACGCCTTTACCTATGGCTGGATGGTCGATTCACTGAAGAGATTTCTGCAGTGAAATGGTCTTATCCCACCCCACCTCAATTACGGGACATTGTGGATACTGGACGGCTTCGCGCCAGCCAGACCCGAACTCCTAGCGGTACTGATGTCACATTTTCGTGGCCAGTTGAATACGCAACCCAAATACATGAAGGTGGTGTATCAACTGAAAGTGGCCGTGCATTTCCTGGTCGACCTTGGACAAAACTTCCTTTAGAGGAAGCTCAATCAAAGTTCGGGGAATTCCTAGACCAAGAGATGAGGAGGTTGAAATGACAATTTCAACGACATGTCCGCCGGTTACATGGTTAAGGGAAACCCTTGAGCGTCATATTCTGGCCATTAGAAATCCAGATTTAACACTTAAGCCTTCTGACCAGTGGCCTGGAACGTACATCCTGCCGGACAAGAGCATTATTCCAGCGGTATTTGTCGCTGGTGCCCAAATGGTTCCATCTCAATGGAATGTTGACGGCATCGAATGTGTAATTGACGAGGTGCCAGACATCACGAGTCCAGGTTCGATAAGTGGCGTTGTTTCTTTCGAGAGATGGCGTGTTCGCTTCACGAATTATGGAAGCTTGGAGGGGACACGAATGCCCACGAGTTTGTTGGAAATCAGCAGACGAATGGCCCGCGCTTTTCCAAGTGACGAGGTGAATTATTCACCTCGAACAGACGCGACTTACGAGTCGCTTACGGCCAAGATTCTTGGTCCGTACATAAATCCACCCATTCCTTAACTGGAGTCAGATCCATGGCCGATTATGCCATCGGGCTTTCTTTCCACAAGGCGCACCGAACCATCGTCCGCGCCATTGGTCTGAATGCCCCCTGCCGGTACTACGCAACCCGTAGTCAAGCAGGAATGATTACCCTTCCAACGCTTGACACAGGAAATTCCTATGTCGAGATTCAGGGTGTAACTCAAGCCGATTTCAGCATCAGCGATAACAACCAAGATTTCCGGCTACTCGGAGACGAAGGTTGGAACGACAGTGTCATCACTGGATCAAGTGTGCAGGCAAGCTGCACAGCTTATTTCTTGAAGGATGCTGAAATTCCTGCAGGAGGTCAGTGTCCCCAGTTCCGTGGTGATTACGACGAGGGCTTTGCTCTTATCGAACGTTCTCGTTATGACAAGGATTTCGAGATTTATGTCGAGTTCTTGAAAGAACTAGGTCAGGCAGATGGAGCCACAGGTAATTACATCTATGACTTCACAGGATTCAATGCCTGCATCCAGAACTACAGCGAAAGCCTGAACGCTGAGGGATTGACAGAGGTCTCATTTGACATGATGTCACGGGGCAAGCCTGTATTCGGTCGTTATGACAACGGCAGTAGTCAGATTGTCTTCGGTAATGTGCAGTCCAGTCTTCTGTTCCTCGAGTCAGGAGTGCGCCAAGTGGCTGTTGTACCTGCGGATAACGCAAGTGCTATCAGTGTGTCTGGCAACCTGACGGCTACATTCACAAGCGATGGAACTGCTGCACTAACACAGCTTGCGCTTGGTCAAGTCGATGGATCCGGGTTTGAACTTACCAATGCTTCTACTGGAGCGAAGGTAAGCGCGACCGTAACCCAAGGAACAGGCGGTAGTGCCCACGTATTCACGATCAATCCTGATGCTTCATTGGCTGCAGGAACGATCTTCACATTGAATGTGTTGGACGGAGCAGTGACCCAAGCAGTCGATGCAAATGGTGCTGCATCAGCTTCTGGAGTGAAGAAAGCACTTCAGGGTACGAAAGTAAGCTTCAGGACAGCCTGATTAAACTCCTAATGGAGAGTGCGTCCCTGCTTCGGCGGGGGCTTTTTTTTTATGCAATGTTGCTATAAGTAAGGAAAGGAATGAGACGTTATGAGAACCCATGATTTATTGATCGACCGCTTTGCGACAGTATTCGCGGTGAACTGCGAGTTTGATGAGGAGGAAGAGGCAATAACAATAGGAGCACTATATTTAGAACCCGACCAACGATTTAGCAATATAACGCTAACGGATAGATCAGCTACTATTGAAATTGAACTGCCGCCGGAATTATTGGAAGTTCAAGCTCCACAAAAAGCTTGGAACATTCAACTCCCCGCCAAATTATGAGTAAGTACTCAAGCATCCTGTTTGTACCTGACAAGTTCCATCACATTGGACCGTTCAGGTTTCCGGTATTTGAAGACTTGACCCCAGGAGAAGCAAAGGGGATTGAGATGTTGACACGGAAGCAGAGTAAGCAGACGTTCAAATCGATCCGTTTGGCGCAACAGATCGCCAAAGACAAGAAGATCACAACGAAGGAAGCCATCGAAATGATGAGCAACCTCGGTGATAACGATGGTGAAGACTTAGCAATTCAGTATTCCAAAGAACTGGAGCAGCTTCAGTCAGAAGGGGTAAGCGCAGTCGAGCAGCAAATCGACTTCGTGACTTTGGTGATGCAGTACAGAGGCGAAGCTCAAATCAAAGGTAAATGGCAGTCATTAAGTGACTGGAGCGAAGATGACACGGATTCGATGCCCAGCAAGTTGCTAGAGCAGATATTTGAATTCGTCATTTGGGAACGAGACGGTTGGCCTACAGAGGGAAAGCCCGAGGCGGAGTAATTCCGCCCACACCTGAAGAAATCCTCACGAGGGCGGATACCTATTTACGTTCACCCGAACAGGAATGGGACACTGTCTATGTCCGTATCCGCTGCTCACCGCTGGGGGAGGACTACCCCCGAGGGAAGTTTTTACGGACACCAATTCGGACAATACGGAAGGTTATCCAGTTAATCGATGACCAAGAAAAGTACAAGTCAAACGTCGCTTCATTAACTTCAGCGCAACTGGCATGCGTTGTACTTCAAACCGCCCATGCATTTTCGGGATCCAAGGGACGAGGTCCAAAGACAAAGCCGAAGGACTTTTTACCCTTCCCTCAATGGAAACCGACAACGGAACAGAGTGAAGGCCCGGATCAGGTCACACTCCACATTTTGGGATCATTGATTCGTAATTTTTCAATTCCGTTGCACGTCTATGCCGCCCTATCAAAACCCACTGAAAAATAGAAGTAAAATACGAATAACGGATTAGTTAGCAAGCGCGTGGCTGGTTATTCAATTAAGGTCGGCGCGAATACCAGTGGTGCGAGCAAGGCTCTTAAGAAACTAGGAAAAGACCTTGATATAGCAACTAAAGCGCGGAAGATAGTTTTAGACAAGACAGGAGTAAAAAATTATCAAACAGCGTTTAAACAGGCTGGAAAGGCAGCAGAAAAGTCGCTCAAAGCAATTTCTTCGAGTGAAGCCCAGTTAAGGAAAGGGCTGGAGAAGACAAGTAAAGCAGTCAACCCTACAACTTTTTTAACGGGTTCATTCACAAAGGCAGCTCAATCAGCAGGAAAACTGATTGATGTAACAGCGAAACTAACCGTCGCGATTTATGGCATCAATGCTGCGGTTGGCGTACTAACGCGAAGCTTCGGGGGCTTCTTTAACCAGACAATTGGCCGTGCTGCAAAGTTTGAAGCAACACTGCTGAAGACCAAGACAACGTTGGCATCAACAAATGATGTCTTTGTCGATGGCAAGAAGATCAGTGATCCACTGAAAGCGATTGAAGCACTATCGGGATCAATCGACGAGCGTGTTAAATCGATCCGAAAGAGAACACTTGAATTAGCTGGTGTGACCTCCGGCGAGGTGGTCGAAGTCTTCGGGATTGTTGCCAGCCAAGCCGGTCAGGTCAATCTTTCCCTGAAGGAAGCAGAAGATTTAGCGATCAACTTCGCGGGAGCACTGGGCACCTTTGGGATTCCATTATTCCAAGCCAGACAGGAGATCACCTCAATCCTGCAGGGCAATATCAACCAGGATTCCTACCTAGCCAAAGCTCTTGGCATCACGAGTGAGGACATCAAAAAAGCCCGAACCGATGTCGGAGGAATTGCCAAGTTCCTTGACGACAAACTCGGAACCGCCGTCGCAGGCCAAGCGATTGCAGCAAAGCAACTCTCCGGCGTTGTCTCCAACATCGTCGAAGTATGGGAGGAGTTCGGTCTAGCTGTCGGACAAATAGCACTACAACCCCTGATCAGTGGTCTGACATTTGTCTTTGAGACGCTGATTGATTCTTTAGAAGTCGTCAAAAAGATTGGTTCCAGTCTCGGGAAGATCGGGGCGGGTGTCGGCGCTGGAATTGCAAATGCTGCCGGATTCAATGCTCAGGACGGCAACGGCACTGGTGCTGCAGCACAACAACAAGCCAAAGCCCAGTTTGCTGCTCTTCAGCAAGCGTTAGCGGCATTCAGCGTCAAGATCAATAGTGTCTTTGATGCGATAGCAAAATCTCTAGGTACGGTCTTAGCCGAGATCGGCAAAGCAGTCGCGGTGTTATCCAGTGCATTTGCGGCATTAGGCGGTGCTGTGGTTGATCTAGGCATTGAACAATTCAAAGCACTTGTTGGTGCCCTGGCCCAAGTCGCACCACTTTTGACTGGACTGGTAGCAGGCGCTTCTGAGTTAATCAAAGTGTGGGCAGGCTTCCTACAACTGCCATTAGTAAAAACATTAGTAGCAATAACAGCGACCTTTAAGGTCATGCAACTGACAGGAATAAATGCATTTGTAGGAATAGTCGTTAAAGCAATAATCTTCAAGGTTCAACTGCTAAAACTAATAACAACAGCAAAGCTAGTATTTACAAAAATTAAAACAGGTATAGCTATTGTCATCAATGCAATAGGCCGAGTCTTAGTTGCAATATCACAAGTAATTCAAAGCCTTACTCAAGTAGGTGTCAAAACGGGTGTGGTGTCGAAGAAAGCCGCAGCAGACATGAATGCCCTATCTGTTCAAACCAGAAAAGCAGGTTTGTCAGCTAAGACAGCAGCAGCCAGTTTCCAATTAATGCGAGCAGGGATCTGGAAAGCCGCTGTGGCCATGAAGGCGTTCCTCGCTTCCACGGTGGGATTACTGCTTCTTCAGGTTGCACTTAGCGCAATCGTTTATGCAGTAACAAAGGTTCAAGAAGGGATGTCGAAAGCAGCAGAAAACAAAAAGCTGCAATCATCAATTACTTATCTAGACAAGACCGCACAGAAAGCAGCGGACGGCGGATTAAGCAGTCTTGAAGAACGTTTGCGTTCTATCGCAGAAGGCAAAATCAATTCCAAGATCGACGAGATTGCACAGAAAATCGCCGAGCTTGATGCCGAAGCGGAGGCCATTAAAAATTCAGATCCAGCTGCAGGTGGCGCTCGCGGCGCATGGCTGAAACAGATTCGTGAGACTCAGGCAAAAGCCCTAGCTGCAAACAAGAAAGAGCGAATAAAACTAGAAAAAGATATCGCCGAGTTACAAAAATCTCTTGGCAAAGATACCGCGAAGGGTATGGCTGAAATCCGAGCCAAAGAAGCGAAGAAACTCGGTAAGGAACTAGCTGATTTCAACCGTCAACAGCAGAACGAACTATTCCGCAAGCGTATGGAACTTGCTCGTAAGGAAGTGGAAGTGTTCCGTTCTGCAGGTGAGCTTCGCATCCGTCAGATGGAAGCCGCCAACCGCAAGCTGATCGAAGGCGAAGAGGGAGCATCGAAGACTGCACTAGAGGCATTAAATAATTACCTCTCCAGCAAGGAACGGGGTGAGCTGGATATTGCAGCGCAACGCCAGAGCCTTGAGCTGACGATGCAGAACCGCGCCAAAACACTGGAAGATTATCGCCTCAAGATCCAAGAACAGATCAACAAGATGCGGGAGAAGATCGGCAAATACGAGAAGGAAGTTGCCGACTACCGCCTGAAGCAAGCTCAGAAAGAAGGGGATGCACGCACTAACAAAGGTGGACTCAATGGCAACTTCGGTGCTGATGCTGTTGGTCGCCTAACTTCTGCGATCGTCTCTAAAGAGTCAGGTGGTGATTACCGGGCATACAACCCAGATGCAGGCGATGGCACTCCTTTTAGTGGGGCAATCGGTATTGGACAGGTAATGGGAGCCAACGTTCCTTCATGGAGCGAGAAGTATTACGGCGAGCGTTTAACGCCCGAAGCTTTCTCCAAAAACAACACAGCACAGGATGCAGTTGTACGAGGCCGAATCAAAGAGAGCTTTATCGCACAGAAGGCCGGTGGACGAAACGACGAGGAAGCTTCTCGTCGAGTGGCAGCGGAATGGTATTCAGGTGATCCCAACCTGGAATCAAGCACTCGTCCTCAGATGTCAGGGGGCAATTCATATCCATCAATCTCGGATTACGCGACAGATGTCGTGAAGCGAATGGGCAGTCAAGACGCCGCTGCGCCCTCGGCACCAGAGATGCCAACAGATACCTCTAGCGGCGAGATCGCAAAACTCAATGAGCAACTAACAGGAACAGAAGAGCGAATGATATCGATTCGGGAAAACCTGAACGAACTATCCAATGCTCAAGCGTTTGAGAACATCACTAAGGCGCTTTACCCAGAATCATCACGCCGATTAGAGGGTGCCGAGGATGCCAAGGCAAGAGCGCAAGCATCATTAAATGCTGTTGGTCAAGGCGGTAGTCAAGCCGCCAGTCAAATCGAGATTGAGATTGAGACCCGCCGAAGCCGGATGTCGAAAGAGAGGGCTCAATTTGAAGAGAAGTTAGCCGCTAATACCAAGGTCAGTGCAGAAGACCGTCTGCGTCTGACAGAAGAATTTAATGCTGCACAGGTCACAGCAAATCAAAATCTCGACAAAGAGAAGCAGTTGCGGCTGGAGACCAATGCATTAATTGAGCAAGGCGGAGCCTTGGAGAACGTGGGTGAGCGACTTGAAACCCTTCAAGAGAGCAACGAACTCCTCCAACAGCGAAATCGTCTTGAAGCCGAGGGTGTCACTGGTCCTGCATTAGACGGTGCTTTACGTCTCTTCGAGTTACGGCAAAAGATGAACCGTCTGACACCGGACGGCATTGAACTAAACGAAGATCTAAAGAACAAATACGCCGAACTCGCCAAAGAAATCCAGAAGACAACTGCAATCCAGGTAGCTGCAGCGGATCCAGTTAAACGCCTATTTGATCAGTACAAGAAAGACTTAGGCGACACCCGTGGAATGATCGCGTCACTAGCGAGCACGATCACCAACGAGTTTGGCAATGCAATGTCAACAGCATTGACAGGTTTGTTGGATGGAACAAAGACCGCACAGGAAGCCTTTAGCGACATGTTTGCCAACATCGGAAAAGCCTTCATCGATATGGCGACTCAGATGATTGCTAAGGCGTTG